CATATTATATCATAGTTAGAACTAAAGTCAAGCTTTATTTTGATTTATTTTCATAAATTCTGTGACCTTTGATATTCCACTTCTCGATCACTGGCTCACCATTATCATCTTCATCGATCACAACATAGGCAACAGTTTTCTTGACAGTAGCATATCGATAACCACGATCATCACTTGAAGCGTTGGTTACCCAGACTTTATGGGGAAACTCTTTACCGAAATAAGAAAGTAGGTCGTCATCATTATGTGAAAACTCAAAATAGTTTCCATACTCTTTCTCATCGAAGATTCCGATGATGGTTGCTTTCTGATCAAAGTATGTTTCAGACGGGGCAAATGCCATATTAAAGTTCTCTCTCAATTCATTAAGTAGCTATTATAACATAGCTGGAACTAAAGTCAACCGTTATTTTGCATTTTTATAGTCGAAATCTCTATCTAGAGTCATTCCGTAATTATTCACATCAGAGGGCATAACAAAGCCATCTTTCAGAATAGGAGTGTTAGTCTTGAATGGGCCATAGTCTACCCAGTGATGCCATCTGCCATATCTCCAGACGAGTCGAGCAACATCTGGATGCATATCAACCAGCATCTGAGATTTGTTTACAGTGCCTTCAGTGTTGTATCCAGTCTCTTTGAACTCTTCGTTTTCAGCATTTTCGGCATGGTAGAACTCAGCAGTATTACCACCAGCAACCGTTTGAGTAGCGCATTTGCCCTGAAGAAAGGCATTGAACTGTAGACACACATCGCCATCTTTCATCACTCGTAAACAGATATCAGTATCTTCATTGTAACGACCACGCCATCTATGCTTACAATCATTACGGATTAGTAATGCAGAATAGATTCGTGTATTAGCTACGAACGCAGGATAGCTTTGATCTGGCGCAATAAAGAATCGATATTGTGGACCAGCAATATAGACATTATCGTATCGATTTACAAAGTCTTCCATGATCTTAAAGCCTACACCACTCTCGAATCGAATGCGCTCATTCTCATGAAGTCGATAGAAGTCGGAGATATTGTCATCGAATACCCAGTGACTAGTTGCACCAATAGTCATCGAATGATCCCATGCCCAGTTTCTAGCACGACCAGGACCATCACCATGATTAGAGAATGGGGCAACTAGAAGTGTGACATACTGGCGAATACCAAAGTTATCCAGTGCTTCTTCATACGCAGATTCATCTTGCGGCTCAATTACGATATAATGAGGAATATGCATACGAGCAAACGATCTAGAAGTGATCATTGTATCAGCTCGACCTTTAGATACGATATACATTGGGTGCTTAGGATTTGTACGACGAGGCTCTTCTACCCATCTTAGCTTAAGATTCTTTGTAACATTCAACTTTGGATGCCAAATGCTCTTAGTCTTGTCAGTTACTTCTTGACCGATCTTGACGGCAAAGTTATCATAATCTTCTTTACTTCTAAACTTCATAGTCACACTGCGAAAGGCGTTAGCATTTTCCTGAGTGTAAGCAGGCATGCCCTTCCATTGAGATTCCCAGTACTTATCATCAGCAGTACTTTCAGCGACTTCTTTTCTTTTAGGGACAAGTTTAGATGGATCGATAGCTACAGCAATATCATCGTCTGCAAATAGACAATTATTCACATCACTTAGAGGATGGTAGGTAGACTTCATCTTACCAGGAATCATCTGATTGATCTTAGTACAGAACTCTACCATATCGGCTTGAGTCTTAAAGTGAACGTAGATAGATTTCCAAACGTCAGACTCGACTACCTTCTTAGCTTTAGTCATATCTTGAAGAACGACAGGAAGAGGTTCATCAAAGAACTTATCTAAGCCAACGCTGTAAGAATCATTCTTACGGGCATCTTCTTCCATATAATTGTCGTATTCAGAACTCTCTTTCACGCTCATCTCTAAGCTTCTCCGTTTTGTTGTATTTCGTTTATTATACACCAAATGAAACCGTTTGTCAAGACATGAAATCTTCTAAGGTGTTTGCACATTTAGGAGTGTATATTTTACTCCAATTCTTTCTATTTTTCTTCTTGCCATCTTTTTCAAAGATATCAATCGCTATTGGCCATAGCTTCTGTATACCTCTAAGTATCTCATAATGCTCTTCAGATTGGAATATATTAGTCTCGCTCTTATCTTTAATAGTCTCTTCCCAGATAGGTCTTTTGCCCTCAAACTCTTTAGTCTGACTTCTATTTAGGAATAGAAATTCGTTAGATTTACGGGTATTAACTCCGCTAGACAGGCAATGAAACATAAACGCTAAATCTTCTGCTACACGAAACTCAGTGGTCAAATCTTGTGCAATAGGAGAAATCTTTTTACCGTCAAGAAACAACCAAGTGAAAACTCCAATAGTATCGATATACTCTTGAGGTCTCGGGAAGTCATCTCCACTAGATATTCCAACAACACCCATATTCTCTTCGTCTAACCACTTAGACGCACTATCGAACAACCTATTGATCTCTTCTTCAGTCGAAGTCCTCTTAGATTTTTCCATGTTAGATTGGGCTGACCAATACTTACTATTTCTTGTTACTAGCTGGCAGTCGTCGTCGACCATAGCGTACTTTATATCTCCAGCATGAAGGTGTATTAGCTTTCTCGTCTCTGCAAGTTGTGTCCAGCTTCCTACAATCTCTTCAGGCAACTCAAGAAACTGACAAGGATAATCGTATGATTCCCTCTCGCCTGGCTCAACTACCATAACGACTTTTTCTTGCCACTTTTTAGGAAGATTGTCGTATGTGACCTGATGGTTAGGTCTACGAATAGTGGGTATATATATCCTCTCTATCATAGGTATCCTTTTATGCCGCTTGTGGTGCTATGCGGCTGAAGTTCTTAACTTTCTCGAATCTGATCACACTATGAAACTTGTCGAATAGTTGATCACCCTTGTGGCTTATTATAAAGATATTTGAGTCTGCTGTCAACTCTTCAATGATCTTTAGAAACTCTTCTGTACCAGATGTATCAAGTGAGCTATCCATGATCTCATCCATAATCAAAAGATTGGTGGATACTGAGTTACGAAGTTTAGCAACTGAACGCCAAGTAAACAATAACGCTAGATCGATACGCAACTTCTCACCCTCAGAGAACGATGCATAGCTGAATACGTCACGAAATCTAGACTTGATAGTCTCATTGAAGTTTTCATCTAGCTCGAATTGTACAAAGAAGTCCATAGCCGCTAGGTACTTATTGATCAGCTTATTCATCACAGGCACATATTGTTTGATGATTCGAGTCTTGATACCACCATCTTTAAGCATAGACGCAACTACAGCAAGGGTCTCTTTACTATCAAACAGCCCAGTCTGGTCAGCATGGTAATTTTTAAGCTCTTTCTCTAGGTCTTTAATCTGGTTGTTATCAACTTCAGTCGCCTCTTTTTCTGCACCGAGAAGATCCTGCTTGATAGCCTTACATGAAGTCATAGCCATCTTAGATGCCATTCGATGCTCGCTCATCTTCATATTTTTTTCACTGATAACACTTTCGGTACCGTCAATCTCTTCGAGTCTACACTCTATAACTAAACCTTTGCTCTTAAGTTCTTCTCGTGCGGCTTCGATTTTTTCTGTTTTTGATGAGTGGCTGGTGATTGTTCCTTCTTTGAACTCATGTTCGATCCCTTGCTTACAGGTTGGACAGTTGTCATGGTCTTGATAGAATGCAACTTCTTTAGATAGGGATTTGTGTTTATTAGAAAGCTCACGATCNAACTCCTGTAGNTCTTGNANNNTCTTCTTAGTATCAGACTTGTCCTGTATGCCAGTATTTAGATCAGACACCTCTTGAATAAGAACATCGACACACTCTTGCTCAGACTCGATGAATGAAATCTGCTCTCTCAACTTCTCCTTTAACTTATCCACTTCTACTTCTCGCATCTTTCTAATAGAATCATTGTGCGTCTTAGATGTAGATATTTTACTGTTGAGTAACTCTATGTTGTGCTTGATGTCATTAATATCAGCCTTATTCTCAGTTACTCGTTCCTTAAGTAGAGTGTTCATTACAGTGAATATTTGAATATCAAGTAGGTCTTCAATAACTTCTCGTCTCTCGCCAGCCCTTAACTGCATAAAGGGTATGAACGTAGAGCTACCCAGAACAACTACTTGACCAAAGGACTTATAGTTTAGCTTTAGAATAGTCTCTTCTAAGTACGCTTGGTAATCTCTGGCTGCGGCATCTTGGTTAATCATCTCACCATTCTTCCATATCTCAAAGTAGTTTGGCTTGATGCCACGCTTTATGATATACTTAGAGCCACTGATAGTAAACTTGGCTTCGACTTCCAAGTCTTTACCGTTGATAGAGTTTACCAGCTGTCCCTTCTTAATCTTACGAAAGGGCTTACCGTATAGCGCAAAAGTCAATGCGTCAAGCATAGTAGACTTACCAGCACCATTGTCGCCAATGATCAAAGTAGACTTACTACGATTCAACTGAACTTCTGTCCAAGTATTACCAGTAGATAAAATGTTCTTATAACGAACCGATTCAAATACGATATTTGCCATTATAAACTAATTGCCTCTTCATATAATTCATCTAATACAGCTTGGACTTTCTCTTTATCACTACTGATCTCTAGATTACTCACATACTGCTTCAAAATAGTCAATGTGTCTTGCGCTTCATCGACCAGCTCACTTTCATCAATAACATCTAAATTCATATGATCTTCAACGACTTTAATGTCACAAGGTGAAGCCGCTTGTATCTTGTCTAAAAATAGATCAAAGATATATGGATTTGACTTATTCACTATTATAACTTTAATATGAGTGTTTGTCAAGCTCGAAGTGTCAAGGTGAGCTATATCCTCGATTGTCATATCAGTGTCATCATATTGAATCTTATGGAACATCTTCAGAGGATTCTCAACGTGGGTAACGCTTCTGTCGTCAGTGTTAAATATACTGAATCCACGCTTCTGATCGTAATCTGACCAATTCATCTCATATGGCGCACCGAGATATGATATATTACCAATAGTAGACGGATGATGAAAGTGACCAGAGTACACAGCATCGAACTTGTTGAATACTTTCTTATCTAGTCCATGAGTACATAGTTGACCTTTCATCATCTCGAAACCCTGAAACTCAAAGTGACCGAATAAGGTTTGAGCATCGGTAGACTTAAACATCTCAAAAGATTCTTCCCAGTTATCAGCACACAGCCAAGGTGCAAGCATAACCTTACAGTCATCGATCACTAGCTCTACTGGCTTCTCCCAATAGATGTGAATATTACCGTACTTCGAGTTACCGTAAAGCTGTCGTAGACAGTTCACCTCGTTAGTATTCTTATAGAACGTGTCGTGGTTACCAGCAATAAGATGGATGTCTATACCTTCATCGGCACAGATTTTCATGAAGTTTTCTTCAAGATTCTTGGCTGTTACGAAGTTGATATACTTACGTCTATCGCACACGTCACCAAGATGAAAGATGGTTGTTATACCCTCTTCTTTAAGCTTTGGAAAGAAAACTTCTTTATAGAACTTAATGAAGTACTCAGCAAAGGCTGCATTGTCTGATCTAGCACCCCAATGCGTATCGTTTATCACTGCAATCTTAGCCATGAATTACTTCTCCTCATCGTCAATAAATTTCTCTAAACCCTTCTTCACTCTCTTTTGTTGTTGTTGCCTCTTATCTTCCATTTTCTTCTCATAGTTCTTGACGAAGGTATTCATGTAGTCGTTATCTAGGTCTATATAAGACGGCATACCATTATCATCACCTTCGCTTTCTACTGCTGTACCAGAGGTGACAGAATTCTCAGTTACTTTGTGTTTGATATATAACTGCTTCTTCTCTTTATCAATACGTCTCAGAAATGCGTACCAGATGATTTGAGTGAAGTAAGCGAATGGATTGCTAGACTTGTCTGGGTCAAAGTTACCTAGTGCTTGAATTGCATTTTCTAGACCATCACTAATCATCTCGTCTTTATATGAGTAACCCGAGAAGTTAGGTTTAGATGCGAGTCGAGTAGATATCTGATAGACACACTCACCTAGATAGTTGGGTATCTGTGGTACAGGATCACCAGAGTCTTCTGCTTCTACACATAGCTTCTTATATGCTACGATAGCTGCCAGAAACTCAGGGTTGTTTACGTAATTCTTCTTAGCCATTCCATTAGTCCTCACTCAATTTACATATAGTATAATACATTTGACGGCGTATGTCAAGTAAAAGTTTATTTTATTTAATTTGATGAAATGTCTTGACATGGTACCAAGAGTCGTGTATAATAGCGTTATCGCTTGTTGAATAATACTAATGTTTTACTGATCAATGTCTTGACATAATGTGGTTATGTGTGTATAATAGAGTTATTGCTCTGTTGAATAATACTAATGCTTAGTTGCTTCTTTCGAGTCAATTAGTGCCATTAGATGCTCTTCTGCTTCTTCGTCTGTTACATCATCAAGTCTGTCGATAAAGTCTCTCTCTTTAACTTCTTCGAAGAACGATTGGTATATCTCTTCTGCTCTCTTGTTGGCATCACTCTTAAGAACGATTTCGCTATTATCTATTATAACACTATTCTCGACAGAAAACAAGAGATAGCTTTGAGCGTAGAAGCCCTTGGTTGGATGTATCTTCACTTGAACAGGATTCATCAGATTCACACAGCCCATGCCTTTACCTAAGTCTTCAGCAATCAAATCAATACCATTCTTTAGTTTT